AGATGATTTTGGACAACTACCGCACCTTGAGCGACGATCCAGATGGTCCTATAAAAATCCGAGAGTTGGTGGCGTCGTTGGGTGAGAACAAGACGATGCAACTGGCCCGATTCCTGTTCGGTGACGTTGAGAACCCGAGCACAAACGCCATTCGTCAGCAGGCTCAATACCTGAGGGAAAATCCACTTCCAATAAACGGTCAGGATTTGATAGAGTACGGTCTTTCTCCAGGACCAAAATTCAGTCGTATTCTGAAATCGGTTCGTGACATGTATCTGATCGACCCGACCCGATCAAAATCCGACTATATAGAAATGATTCGTCGAGATTTTTAAGACGTTTTTTCTCAGACGGATATATTTATTGGTATGGGGCGAAAACTAATCCACGTAACCGATGATGAAAAACGACTTGCTAGACGGGAACGAAACCGACGATACTACATCAAGAATCGAGTGCGACTCAATAGATTGTCAATGCGCCGATACGAAACGAGTAAAGCTGACGGGAATTTACGGAATACAAAGTAAAGATTTTCCAAATCGTTGGTATGTTGGACAGTCCCGTGATATTCTTAATAGATGGTATCAGGCATACGAGTTGCTAAAATGCAAAAATCAACTTAAAATCTATCGTGCTCTAAAAAAGTATGGGCTATATAGGTTTGTATTTAAGATAATTGAGTTGTGCGATACGGAAATTCCACAAGATACTCTTGATGTGAAAGAAGTTGCGTGGATACAACACCTAAACTCGGTCGATGTCGGATATAATATACGATTGGGCGGCAGTCGTGGTCAATTTTCGGCCGAAACTCGTAAGAAAATATCCGACTCGTTGCGAGGACGGTTTGTTGGAAGTATGCATCCAAAATTTGGTAAAAAGGTGTCCGATATGACTCGTGAAAAGTTGTCAATTTCGAATACAGGAAAACACCCAACATCCGAGACCAGAATAAAGATGTCCATTGCCAGAACCGGAAAACGGTTATCCTCCGAAACTATATCCAAGATAAAGTTGTCAAAACGATCCATCTCCGATGAAACTCGGAGAAAAATGCGGGAGTCAGCCATTTTGAGAGAGAAACGAAAACGGGAAATGTGTTCGGCTTGATATATACAGGTGATCAAAAGTCACCTATGATATCAAAAGATACGGTTTTTCCGATAACGTTGGGCATATCTGCGTTGTTCGTTGCAGTCATTGCGGCGTTCTTCTCCATCATGGGAATCGGCATGCTGTTCTCTGGAGCCTTTTTTTCAGCCGTTCTGATGGCTAGCGCTCTTGAGTTTGGAAAGTTGACGGCCACCACCTTTTTATATCGGTACTGGAACAAAACGTCCAAGTGGCTACGAGCCTATTTGATCGTGGCGGTGATGGCATTGATGGCAATAACCTCTCTTGGCGTGTTCGGTTGGTTGTCAGCAGCCTACCAAGGCTCCTCGCTGAAATACGAGATTACGCAGCAGCAGATTTCGGTTCTTGAGGGGCAGAAGACGCAACTGAACTCACAGTCGGAAATATCTACCAATCGAATCAAGGAACTGTCATCATTACGGTCTGCTCAAGAGGCTCGTATGAGTGAGGCGCTGAACAATACCGTTCTGGCCCGCAATCCGACTCAGTTTCGTCAGGTACAGGAACAGAACCTTCAGTTGATCCGCGACACCGAATCGAGCGTCTCGGATGAACAAAAGAAGCTTGAGTCATTACGGGGGCAACGTCTTGATATCGACAAACGTATCGCCGACATCCGTATGGAGAACATCAAGACGAAGGACGTCGTGACGTTTCAGTTTGTTGCCGATTCCATTGGATTGAGCTTGAACACCACGGTCAAATGGTTCATTGTCGTCATCATCGTTGTCTTTGACCCGCTCGCCGTGTGTTTGATTCTGTCATACAACGTGATCGTCTTTGATAGAAATACCAAGCAAAGGGTTGCCGTTCCCGAGGCCACGCCGATTGAGTCACCGACACCGATCAGTGATATAAAAAAAAACTAACGGTGCCAACCGTTGAGGTGGTTTCACCCACGCCTACTCCATCGTCTACACCGGTTCCGACGCCGATGCCTACACCAACTCCTACTCCGGAACCTGAGAGCCACCTCCGACCATACGAATACTTCAGTAGACCAACACCATAGCATTTCTTATATGTTGACAAGTCGTTGAAAATCTATATACCTTGTCAACGATATATCCAACTTATGAGTACAAAAATCGTACGAGACAAAGATTTTCTCCATCGGGCTACAGAGCCGGTGTCAACCATCCAAGAAGGCGAAGAGATAGCACAACAGCTTCTCAAAGCACTCGTGGATATTACGCCATTTGGCATCGGCCTATCGGCCAATCAGATTGGTATCAGAAAGAGTGTGTCGGTCGTGGTATTGCCCGAGCAAGAACCGTTGGTGCTGATCAACCCGGAGATCGTGGAAGCTTCGCCGGAGAAGATCGTCTACACCGAGGGTTGTTTGAGCATTCCAGGCCGAACGTATCAGACCCTTCGATATGTTCGTCTCACGGTGAAGACGTTGAACCACGCCAACCCGTTGATGTTCGCTCCTGATATCGAACCAATAACCGCCGAGAGCTCCGCCAAGGACTATGGCCTACTGAAGTGTGTATGTGTTCAACACGAGATCGGTCACCTCAATGGTCAGCTCATCTGTGATGAGGGCGTACGGTTCATCCCGCCGCCAGCCAAGACGGCTGTCAAGTATGGACGAAATGATAAGGTGATGATCGAGAAGGATGGGTCGACGCAGTATTTGAAGTACAAAAAGGCGTGGGAACTCATCGAACAGGAAGGTTGGAAGCTCCTATGAGAAAGTCGTCTATGCCCGAAGAAGATTTTTTGTACGAACTCAAGGATGTGTTGATCGATGCGGTGGAAAATCGTAGGTGGTCTTCGGCGGAAGAAGCTCTTGAGATGATCCTCGAAACGCTCGGCGAGGAATCGTTCGCATCTTCCGAAGATGATGGGGAGGACTATTGACATGTTGATACCAATACTCATAACCACTATCGTCATTGAAACACTGCTGATAGGTGTACTGGCATATTTGGTGTTCAATCTGGATAGAAAAACTTTCACATACGAATCTTGGTTGAAAAAATATCGAACGAAGATCGAAGACGTCTATGGTCAGTTGAAATCCGTCGATGATCGAAATCTGTTCGAAAAGGACGATGACGTCGGATTTGTATTTTCCGAGCTCGTTCGAATCATGAAAGAGTTTGATGAGGAGATCAAATGAAGAAACGTACCCAAAAACGTAAAACCGCCCGCATCAGAAAATCGCGCCCGACGTCAAAACGAAAGACGGCCACGAAACTCAAATCTCCGAAGAAATCCACATCGAAGAGTCGAACGAAGAAAGTTAAGACCGAAACACCGGTTTCCATACCGGAAGTGAAAACGGTGGTTGACGTGGAAAAAAAGGGTCCGACGATGTATTTCACAACCGACACGGAACAGGCAATCGTGGAGTACAATCAAACACACGATTCCGCCGAACGGAACCGAATCTACACCGAAAAGATTCAGCATGCGTTCGAGAAGATCGCCGAGAACATTTACAACACGTTCAATTTTCCATACAACGAGGTGTCACCGCAGTCTTTCCAAGAGGAAGCCGTGTCGCACATGGTTACCAACATGGCCAAGTACGATCCGAGTAAGGGTAAGGCGTTTGGGTACTTCTCCATCGTCGCAAAGAACTGGTTCATCCTTGAGAACAACAACAACTACAAACGGTTCAAGAAGCACACCGAGATAATCGATGAGCCAGGACAGAGCCCCGGCGAGTTTGTCATTCAGCCTGAGCATGAGCGTGAAGATCGAGACGTTCGCGAGTTCATCAATCTCATGGTTGAGTATTGGGATGTCAATCTCAAGTCGTTGTTTCCGAAGGAGCGGGACTATAGCATCGCGAGTGCGGTAGTTGAAATCTTCAGACGATGTGACAGAATCGACATCTTCAATAAAAAGGCCCTTTATCTGTATATCCGTGAGATCGCCGATTGTCAAACTCAGCACATCACCAAGGTGGTCAACCGTATGTTGTTCTCCTATCATAACATAAAGAACGAGTATCTTGACACGGGAAAGATAACTGGAAACTACTTCTCGTCAAAAATACCGTGGCTGTGACTATTTATATACGATGAAGCGGATAGGCATTTACGGACTTAGGAATAAATACACCGATGTGTGGTATATCGGACAGTCCTGGGATATTGCTTTTCGGTGGAATAAATATAGATTGGGCCATTGTAAGAAGCAATGCAGACTATATAACGCGTTGATGAAATACGGATACGACAACTTCGAAAAGCGGATCATTGAAGTTTGCGATGAAGATATTCCTCAAGAAATGTTAGATGCGAAAGAGACCGCGTGGATAAAACATTTCAATTCGGTTGAGAATGGATACAATTTGACATATGGTGGATTTGGTGGAAAGAAATCGGAAGAAACGAGACGAAAAATTGGAGAGTTGCATAGAGGTAGAAAACATTCCGAAGAAACGAGGAGAAAGATGTCCGCATCACATTCGGGAAAAGTCAGAACAATCGAGCATCAGATGCGGCTGAATGCATCCAATACCGGAAAAAAACGATCTATCGAAAGTCGGTTGAAAATGTCGAATTCTGGAAAATTGGCTATACACCATCCACTTTCCGAGGACGCTAAACAAAAAATACGAGAGAAAGCGATTTTACGAGGGCCACTTTCGGCGGAGCATCGTAACAAACTTTGTCTTGCGTGGAAAAAACGAAAACTGACCGCGAATCTGTCCAAAATTTGATATGATTGATGACGAAATTTACAATGGAAAAACGATGTCCGATCTGTTTAAGGACATTGTAACCAACTCCGAAAACAAACGAAATCAGATAGACATTCTTCTATCTGACCTCCGAGTAATGATCAAGACGCCCGAAAATGCATTGATGATCGTTCCACTGATCAAGGAGTATTTGGATGTCGGTATTCGGAACGACGAACAACTCGTGAAGCTTGCGGCTATCGTTCAACGAATGGTTTCCAACGCCACAGGCGTCGATGGTGAGGGTGGAAATCTCATACTGTCGGAGGAAGAAAAGAAGCAGTTGATGGCTCAGGTTGAGACAACTGTAAAGGAAATGCAATCGACCGTTGACACCGAGAAGATCGATAAGTTGAAGGAAACCGATGGCATTCGTTGAACGACATCGTCGAAATGACTCGTTGACCAAGCAGTCGGACTTCTTGGCGTCAAATCGTGCAACATTGGACCGTAAACCCGAGACGACGTTGTTTTACGAGTTTGAGGCCGCCATCGTCGTTGACGCGATCTATGATGAAACGCATCCGGCGGTGGCCGACAAAACCATCATAGCAGATCAGTATCCGACGTCGTTATCGGGAGACAATCCAACGGACGAGGATACCGACTATAGTTGGATCGGTCGGGTGAAGTTCCGATTCATTACCACGGACTTTGGTGTAGATGTGGATCAGTTGAACTGGGCGGAACCACTTGAACTTACAGGAGTGACGGAGATTCCATTGGTGAATGAGATGGTCGCGGTAGTGAACTACATGGGAAAGTTCTACTACACCCGTAGAATCAACTCCAACGGTTTCATTAACGCGACGGCGAACTTCGAGTCGGAACCTTACTACAGTGGGACGGATGTCGGTATAAAAAAGAAGACGGAATCGACAATCAACGTCTCCAATACCGGAAAGGGATTCTTGGGAGACGTCTTCAAGTACAACAACCGCATTCGAGCCCTACGTAGGTATGAAGGTGACACGATAATCGAGTCACGATTCGGTTCGTCGATACGGTTTGGTGGATATGGACCGGATGATGACGTAAATAAGGGCGACTCGAAGAACGTTGACTATCCACAGGGTACGGGAAATCCGTGGGTTTTGATACGAAACCGGCAAGCACCCGCCGATCCGAAGAACAAGGTGACAACCCACCCGAAGACCTATGTGACGGAGTCCATCAACAACGATGGATCGTCCATTCACATCACGTCCGGAATCACCGTGTCCGACTTCAAGACGACGTGCAAAAAGGTGATGTTGCAGGATGGTACGCCGGAGGAGCAACCCAAGTTCTCGCCAAGTGGCCTGACCAAGTTCAAATATCCAACTCTTGACGGAGATCAGATCGTGGTCAACAGCGACCGTCTTGTGTTTCAGGCACGTGGCAAAGAGTTCTTGCAGTACGCCAAGCAACGGTTTTCGGTCGTGACGGATGCAGAGTACACCGTAGATGCGCAGGAGCAGATCGTGCTGACGACGAACGGCCCAGCCACGATCAACTCGCCGTTGATCTTCCTCGGCGAAGCGAACCAGACAGGAGAACCGGCCCTCCTCGGACGAACCACCACCGACTGGATGATGGCCTTGTGCGAGTGGTTGGCCAATCAGTGTGACTGGCAGATCGAGCTTTGTGAGGAGTGGTTGGCCAAGCACGAACATGACACGAAGAAAGACCCGACGTTGGCGCCGAAGTCGGCCTGGGTATCCAAGATGAGCAACCACGTGTCCGCGATGAAGACGTTGAAAAAACAGGTCAAAGACCTGCAAGACAAAGCGCCGAAGAACATGAGCCAACGGGTGTATCTTGTTGGTGGTGGAGCTGCGCCTGGCCAAGCTGGAGGAGACCTAAAATGAACATCACGTCCGTACCATTGACAAAGGCGCCGACCATCTCAGTTCCGAGTGTTCCGAACGTTGGAAACGTCGCCTCAGCGGCAACTAACAACGTCACTTCAGCTGTAGGTGGACTGAGTAAAAGCATTCCGAGTGTTCCCGCGCCGACTATTCCATCACTACCGTCAGTACCGAAACTACCCGATCTACCCGGCATAGGCGCCAGCCTACAGTCATTGGGATCGCCCGCGGACAAGCTCAAGTCGTTGACGCGGGGCGCTCTTCCAACTCCAAAGTTGGGGATGGATGGTCTGAAGTCCTCCGTGGTAGGGCAGATGAACGTGGAAAGTTTGATCGGTGACATGAAACCGTCGTTGGCCGGTATGGTTGGAAAGATGCCCGGTGGAGACCTGATGGGGAAGGTTGCCACGTTGAAGCAGTCCGCAACTGGAGCCGTAAGCTCGGTGGTGACGTCTGGAGTGGCCAGCCAAGTCCAATCGGCGGCATCGGCTGCCACGAACGCGGTAGGACAGGCAACTTCGGCAGCGTCTTCAGCAACAGTACAACTGTCGTCCGGAGCGACTACGGCCGCTTCGACCGTCTCAAACGCGGTTGGAAACATTACGACACCGTTGATTGGATAAAACCACCTTCAACTGATATTTATAGTAGGACACCGTATATATGACAAAGAATGATTTACTAAACGCTATCCGTGTGATTGTTCAGGAAGAGGTCCGTTCCCAACTTCCGAACATTCTCATTGAAATTCTGTCCGAGAAAACTGGCTCGGATCGGCAAGTAGTATCTGAGCGTACGACGCCGACGAAGGCTCGACCGGTGGCGGTTCGCCAGCCGACACCAACGGTTGAACCGAGAAAGTATTCCAGCAATCCAACTATCAATGCAGTTCTTAACGAAACCATTGGTGGAGTACCAACGGAGGACGATGCCACAGTTGGCGTGACTATTCCAAAGGAAGTGTTGGCTGAGAACTCGGCGGTGGCTGGCGTTGCAAATGCTCTAAACCGCGATTACCGACAACTTCTACGGGCAACCGATAAAAAGGTTTCGGCGTCCCGTGGTGGTCCATTGAACTTTAAGGCGTCCGTATCGTCCGACTTCAATCAATCCGACGACTGATGGCTATCACCGTTCCAAAGCAACCGTTTGGCGTATCTCTCCCCATAAAGCATGGGGTTGGTGGATACTTTGATCAAACGTATACGGCGTTGGATCAAATAAAGCACAATCTCACAAATCTACTGCTGACAGTGAAAGGCGAACGCCGTATGAATCCCGAGTTCGGCTCGGATTTGCACAAACTGGTGTTCGAGTTCAACAACGACGGGCTGAGCCAGATCGTTGATAGCACCATTCGACGTGATATTCAAACGTGGATGCCATTTCTCAACGTTCAGTCGGTGACAACTGATGTAAGAACAAATCTCCGAGATACTTATACAGTACACATTCGAGTTGAGTTTACCATCGATAGCCTGGGAATAACACAATCTCAAGCGGTGGATTTCTCGATTGACCAACCAGTTCTATGACGACCGAAACGCAAAAATCTTTTCAGCCTGTACAGAAAGACGTCCGATATCTCGGTAAGGATTTCGCCGGATTGAAATCCTCGTTGTTGGAGTTTGCGAAGACGTACTATCCGAACACCTATAAAGATTTTAGCGATACGTCGGTTGGAATGATGTACATGGAGCAAGCTGCATACGTCGGCGATATACTGTCTTACTACATCGACTATCAGTTCAAGGAGTCACTACCAATCACGGCGGAGGAGCGTAAGAACATCATTGCGTTGGCGAAGTATCTGGGGTATCGACCAAAAACCACGGGAGCATCGATTGGCACGTTGGATGTGTACCAACTGATACCATCGATTCAGAATGGAGATGGTACATATTCTCCTGACATGCGATACGCTCAGGTCATCAAGGACAACATGGTTGTTGCCGCCGACAACAACGTAAACTTCGTCACAAACGAGCCTGTCGATTTTTCCGTGGATACGTCGTCCGATCCTACGGAGGTGTCGGTGTATCAACGTGACGATAGTGGTCATCCCGAGTTTTATGTTCTCAAGAAGAACGTGCCGATTTCGTCCGGAACAATCGTGGAAAAGTCCGTTTCTGTTGGAGCGGCATCTCCGTTTTTCAACATTACGTTGGATCATGACAACGTCATTGGTATTCTAGATGTGTATGACAGTGACAACAACCGTTGGTACGAATCGGATTACATGGCACAAGACCTGATTCCAGTTCAGACGGAGAACATCGCAAAGAACGACGTCACGATGTCGAAGTATCGAGATTCTGTTCCATTTTTGCTCAAGTTCCTCCGTACGTCGCGCCGGTTCACCGTATCGGTCACCGCAAACAACGAAACGGTGTTGGAGTTCGGCTCAGGAACCAACGTACAGGGAGACGCGGTCGTTCTGGCCAGCGCTGACACGGTGTCCAAGACATCGACCTCGAACAACGTATCATACGATCCGGCCAACTTCCTTTCCAACTCCTCCTACGGACAGGCGCCCAACAACACCACGTTGACGGTGCGGTACATCATCGGCGGTGGTGTCGAGAGCAACGTGAACTCTGACACGATAAAAAATATCGTATCGGTTGAGTTCTTCGGCGATCTGAATGAACTGTCGGAAAACGACCGCAACGTGACACATCTTATCAGAGAATCCGTCAAGGTCAACAATCCCGTATCGACTACTGGAGGCCGGGGACCCGAGACCAACGACGAGATCAAGGCCAATGCTCGTGCCAACTTCTCGGCTCAAAATCGAGCCGTGACACGTCAGGACTACGTCGTTCGCACATACGCAATGCCGTCGAAGTACGGAACCGTTGCAAAGGCGTACGCCACTACCGATTCGAGTTTGTTGACGACCGGAGTCACCGCGAATCCGTTTGCCATCAACCTTTACGTGTTGTGTCAGGACGCAAATGGACGATTGATGCCATCCAATCCAGCGTTGATGTACAACCTTCGAAACTATCTCAACGAGTACCGACTGTTGACTGATGGGGTTAACATCATCAACGGGTACGTCATCAACATTGGGCTGAACTTCTCGGTCATTGCGTATAAAAACTACAATAAACGGGACGTATTGACAAACTGTCTGAACGTTGCTCGGGCGTTTTTGAATACGGGAAACATGCAGTTCGCCCAGCCGATAAATCTGAGTCGGTTACGGTTGGAGATCGCAAAGGTCGACGGTGTACAGTCCGTAACCGATGTTACGATAAAGAATCTGACCGTTCGTGATGGGGATTACTCCAAGCACGAGTACAACATCGCCGCCGCGACTCGTAATGAGATCGTGTATCCCTCCATAGACCCAAGCGTGTTCGAGGTGAGATTCCCAACGAAGGACATTGTTGGAAAAGTTCTCTGACCGTATATACATCGGACGATTTTTTGAGTGGGTCGTATATTTATGTTGAGACCGCTCAACTATGCACTACTTTCTATATCCGAGCAAAGATGCCTTCATCACCAATCAGCCAAACTTGATGCTGAAAAACACCGGATTGGATGAAGTTGTTGAGGTCGAGAAAACGATCCAACCGAAAAGTTGCATCGGCGCCCGGGGCCCGGTCATTTCCCGAACATTGATACAGTTCGACATTTCGGAGATTTCCGCATCCATCGCATCGGGATCGATTCCGTCGCCCGAGTTCACCCTCAATCTTCGGTGTTCTCAAGCCGACGAGGTTCCGTTGGGCTACGGCGTGGTCGTGTATCCGGCAGCGACCTACTGGGTTATGGGAACCGGATACAAGTTCGACGGCCGAGTCGAGGCGGATGGTGTCAGTTGGAAGTTTTCGGATGGAAACACCACGAAATGGTGGCCCACATCATCGTTGACGGATTGCAGCGGAGGCGGAACATGGTTCACGGACTCCGGATCGATTCAGATGGGATATGGTTGGGTCGCGACCGGTTCTCTGATGGCTCGGCAGCTGTTCAACTATCAGTCGTCCGACATTCGTGTGGACGTGTCTAACATCGTTTACGCGTGGATGTCCGGATCGATTCCGAACAACGGCTTCATCTTGTTGCATAGTGGAGAATCGGACTCATACGATTACGGAAAACTTCGATTCTTCTCAAAAGAAACCAACACCATCTATCAGCCGTACTTGGATGTGGCATGGGACAACTCAAGTTTCAGCACTGGAAGCGCATCCGGTACTGGAAGTTTGGACCCACTCAACACACAGGACGCGGTGATAAGCCTTTCGAAGCTACAGCAGACGTATCGATCAGGCGAGATCGTGCGAGTTGATGTGTTTGGTCGCAAACGATATCCACAGAAGACCTTCACCAATAGGCTGTCGGACTACATCGAGCCGCAGTACCTTCCGTTTGAGAGCTTCTACTCAATACGGGACGCGGAGTCGGAGATGGTGATTGTCCCCTACGACCGATACACTCGATTGAGCTGCGACGGTCGTGGAAACTACTTCACGCTGGATACGTCCGGGCTTCCGCAGGAACGATACTATCGGATTGAGATTCGTAGTGAGCAAAGTGGCTCTATCAACACATTCACATCTCCGTTGGTTTTTAAGATTTCTCGATGACGCCGAACCCATACCTTACGAAGTATCCGAACTCCGAAGTAGACACGCTGATTCGTTCCGGCGCATTGCCGCTTAGATTCGATTATGGATACAATCTCTTACTCGATCAATCCGGCATCTCGATGTATTCTTCGAGTTTCACACTTCCGTTGGTCCGAACATCATTCAACCCGATAAAAGTGCAAACGAAGTTCTCCACAAACTTTACGGAACTAACCTGATGCAACTATCCGACTACAAGTTCGTATCGACTCCATCCACCGAGTCATTGGTGTATGGTTACAAGTACACCGCCGATGATGTTCAATATCTGATCGGAGATTCGGTGAGCAACTTCCCATTTGGCCAGTCCGAGAACGACGCCATCGAGGTCACTGTCATGTCGATAGATGGAGAGGTCTTGCGATCTACGCAGGTGACATCCAGCCGTAACTTCACGCCATATACTCGGTCGTACATAGATGTCAACAACCGTGGACATACATACAACTATCAGACATTTCAAAGTGACTTCGTCGTCGTTGGATCAGAAACGCGAAGCTTGTTCATTGACGCGGCGCCGATTCTGACTGATCTGGGTTTTTCTCAGGGAGTATACACTGTTGGAGTCGAGGCGGTTCGATATCGAGTGTCATCCCCATTTGACTCAACTCGAATGCTGATGGTTCGTGAGATATCTCCATCCGGAACGGAGATCGCGGTGTCTCCGATGCCGTTGGCGGACTCGACGGATGCGTTGGACGCCGATGTGAATCAGTCGTTCAACTCGTTCACGGAACAGAGTTTTTGGACGAAGCAGATCATTCAGCCGTTACTTTCTGGAATCGAAAATCCGTCAATATACGACGCGTACTATCGGGCATATTCGGTTGATAGTGGTTCAGCCGAAATGGCCAAGTTTTACTACTCGTTCAAGTCGGACGTGGATATCATAAACTTCGTGACCGACATTTACTACGGCGTGAGAAAGTCCGCACTTCGTAGTAATGGCCAGTTGAGTTCGCATGACATTTATGGAATCTTCGATCAGTTCAAGAACACGCTATTCGAGAACTATGAATCCGTCACGACGTTCTCGGAGGTAAAGGACTTCTATTACTCGTTGGTATCATACATTCTTAACAAAGAATTGAATCAGATTACGAACAAAAAGCCTTCCGACTACGATCAGATTGTTCGATTTTTTGGGCGCATTTTGTATGACATCACATTTTTACCGGTGGTGTCGACACTCGAACTGGAGTGGAGTCGATACTTCGATGGGTATCTGAAAAACGAAGTTCGGTTCATTTCCGGAGAATCCATTCCGATATTGAACTACGTTCGCAGCTCTCGAAAAGATGCATCCGGACACAATTTACTGCTACTGAAGTTTTGCGAGGCCATTCCGTCAACCATTCGCGTCGGAAGCAAACTTTGGATTGCCAATCTGATGCCAAGCGACTCGGTCATACAGAACGTTTATCTGTATTCGATGGTAGAGGATCAAACCATCCAACTATCAGGACCGAACTTCTTGACGCAGATCGAGAGTGTCGGAAATGGAACCCAAGAGCTGTCATTGGAATCTGTGATTTCTGCTACTGGAAGCGAATATGATGAGATTTACTCGAAGATCGACGCCAGATCGATTCGACCGACTAAACTGAACATTGACTATCGGTACTTTGAAAACTTTGTTCGGTTCTCGTCAGCCGATAATCGGTTGTATGTATTTTCGACCAAGCTTGCCGAGATTCGGTCACTCGAATCACGTATATCCGATTTGAGCATCAAGATCGGAATCAGTCCGAACGACTCGCAGTATCAGAAAGAGTATGATGAGTTGAACAGCCGGTTCGATGAGATCGAGGCATCAATGGACGGATACGAAACGTTCTTGTACAATAACCCCACGTGGTACGAAGCCCATACGAAGTTGTTCAATGGGGTCAGTTCCGCGTCGATGTATGATCGGGACAACATGTCAAGTTTGGCTAACAGCGTTCCAGCATATCTTCGGGAGAACGATCAGAACGACGAATACCTGACATTCGTAAACATGGTAGGCCACTTCTTCGACAACATTGGTGGATACATCGATCAGTTTACACAGAAAAATGATCCGGCCAACTCTGAAACGGTTGGTGTGTCCAAGGATGTTGTGTATTACATGCTCGAATCTCTCGGTTGGGAGCCCGAGATCGGCCGGGAGAATCTACCACTGCTTCTCGCATCATTTTCAAAGTCCGACTTTGAGGTAAGCTCCAGTTTGTGGAATCTCGTCGGTACTATGTCGGAGGATGATAGAAATAAGACCATCTGGAAACGAATCCTCAATAACCTCCCATACATTCTCAAGACCAAGGGAACTTCGGCGGCAATCTCGGCGTTGGTAAACTGCTACGGTGTACCGAAGAATCTCGTTCAAGTCAAGGAGTACGGTGGCATTCAACTCAACCCAAATGTGGAACAGGATGCGTTATACATCTTCGACGAAACGAAGTATTCGGTCGCATTCCGAGGTGTCGGCGAATACCTGCAACTTCCGTGGACAGGAAGTATCCGAACTGTTGAGTTCAACTTCTCGTTCGATACATCGAGAACACGTGATGATGGAAACGTTTTTAGGCTTGTCAACGGCGGCGACAACTGGGTGATCGGATGCGTTCGAGAAAAGGGAGTCGAGTGGGGACGGATATTCTTCAGCATACAGGATGCAAGTGGAAGCGTAATCACCGCGACGACTGCACGTGCGCCGGTGTTTTCCGGAGACACGTTCTCGGTTATGTTGCGACGCATGGATGTCCATCCGGACTTCTTGATTGATCCGTCCGCGAGCCTGGCAGTCACCGATCTGTATCCGCAGATTTACGATTTGACCGTACAACGAAACGATGACGCACGTGCAACCTACGTCACGTCGGCCAGTGTGTTGTTGAGTGGAAGTTTCAACTCCCAATGGCGAGCCGGTTCGAGTGTGTATTTCGGAAACTATCAGCAAATGACCGCGTCGTTGAACGTCGATCCGGAAGCATTCTTCGGTACACTGGACGAGATCAAGTTGTGGGAAACGTCGGTCGATTCTGAACGATTCGATAATCACGCGTCGTATCACGGCGCGTACGACGGATCGGAACCGTCAAACGTCATCGGCCGAACGTTGTTCCGACTGTCATTCTCCTATCCAGTGGACCTGTTTTCCACGAGTAGCGTTGTTCCGGTTGGAAATCTGGCTAACCGTGATGTGTTCCCGACCTGCTCGGCCGTAAACTTTCCTCAGTCGACGAGCTCGATGAACTATGACGAGGAGTGTGGTACGGTCACGTGTCAGACCGGCTTTCCATATCAGTTCAAATCGTACGACACGCATCAGTACGTGTCCCTACCAAACTTTGGATCGAATAAGTTCAAGAGCAATAAGGTAGTTGAAAAGTCGCAGGTATTGGTCAGTAGTTTGTCGTCGGAAGGTCGGTCAACACTGACGAGCGCGGAAGATGGTACAGTTGACACGAACAAGCTTGGAGTTTTCGTGTCTCCCATTGATCAGATCAATACTGATATTCTGAAGTTTTTCGGTCGATTTGAGTTTGGCGATCTCGTCGGTAGTCCACAGGACGTGTACGCCAAGACGTACAAAAACTTTGAACAGTTCCGACGATTGTACTTCGATCAGGGAGGAGGGCAGATCGACTACTCTACATTTCTCAACATCGTTCGCGCCTACTTCGACAAGTCGTTGTTCAAATACGTCAAGAACTTGGTGCCGGCCCGCGCCAAACTCATCAGCGGTGTGATGGTCGAACCGACGATTCTCGAACGACCGAAGATTCAACAGAAGCCAATCCAACAGGAAGTTCATCGAAATCTGTCCACCAAGATCGTAATGACCGATGGTAGATTGTCGGTAGACATGTTCCCACGACTGTCGCAGTCGTTGGATGTCAAGACGACCGGACTGGCGTTGTATGACGACTTTAACCGATCATTCTACGCCGACCAACTCGACCCATACGGATTCGGTGTTTACGCCGACAATGGCGTTGCATACTACAATGGCGACTACTGGAGAGCCGATATTATCCCAGTGAATCGTAAGATGATCGTACAACGAGACAGTCGAAAGCCGTTGTCCGAGGTGTCAACGTATGAGATGATCAACGCTGACAACGGTCGATATCAGATAGTATCTCGGAGCTTCGAGTCGGTCAATCTGTCTCGATTCCCACTTCTCTATCAATATCCCATTGCACCGACAATGATTCTACGGAGCGATAACGTCGGAGTTCAAAGTCAACGTACCGAATTCAACTTCTCCGGTTCGCTCGTATTTCAACCGGGAACGGACGTCTGGAGCTCGCCGGGAATATACATAGGAAACTCAACTTACGTGTACAACTCCACGTTGCAAACATCGACGCCGCCAATAACACTGGATGGAGTCATCCATACATCTCCAAACGTTTTGTCGGGAAGCTTGACCGGTCAGATCGAAGATGACATCGGCATTCGTGGGCAGATTTTGTCACCATCCATCGTTCATCTCGGCGGATCGTATAACTTCTCAACACAGGTGTTTTCTGGACGTATCATACTGGACACATCATCACCACTACAATGTGCCCTTTTCACCACGGATCGTTCCGTGACAATCTTTGATGTGTTCAGAACCAATGCCAGCGGCGAACTTTTCACGAGCATTGACGATTCGTCCTACGCGTACCGATTGGCCATATCGTTGCAGAACATTCCACCTGGATCACGACCGTTGAACGGGTACTACCGAACACACTACCGCTACAAGAAGCCGGTATTTTCTCGGAACGTCGTACACATGCAAGCATCCACCGGCCAATCATCGATGTATTTCCGAAAAGGTCTTCAGACACAGGGAACGACCGTTCAGGAAAACGGATTGCTGGACAATAGCCCGCCGGTGGTTATTACAAAAACATCATGATTGACTGAATTTTCACGCATCGTATATTTATTGGTGTATGGCATGCGGAATATACAACATAGTCAATAAGGTCAACAAGCATTTTTACATCGGATCGACCGCCTCAACGTCAACCCGATTTTCTCGGCATCGAAGTGCATTGAGATCGGGAAAGCATGACAACACGCATTTACAACGGGCATGGAAGCTATATGGTGAGGAGAACTTTGAGTTTGTGGTTTTACGCACGTGCGAAAGGGATAAGCTACTATCGGAGGAGCAAATCGATTTGGATAGATTTTACGGAACTCCGGAATGTTATAACTTGAGTCCCAACGCGTTCCGACCAAATCTGGGAATACCCAGAACGGAAGAAGTAAAACGAAAAATCTCATTGGCTCAGATAGGGAAACCGCGGTTTACCGACGAACAGAAGGAACATTTGAGTGCAATACATTCGGGACGAACACATTCGCCCGAGACGCGGTCGAAAATGTTGGGGAGATCAAGCTCAAGAGAGAATATCAGAAAAGCTCACGAATCAAATATCGGTCGACGCCTGACCACCGATCATTGCAACAACATAAGTGCCGGAAAACTCGCGGCTGCCAAGGTCTGTTCGGAAGAAGAGAAACTCCGCATAAGAATCGGCGTGAATCGGTCGTATCTGGAAGGACGGCACCACAAGAACAAAATTCCAAAAAGTGACGCCAAAATCATCGTGGACTTATATTTATCAGGCATGACAAACAAGCGACAACTGGCATTGAAGTATGGGGTAACTCCAGGTTCCATGTCGAAATTTTTGAAACGTAACGGAGCATAATTCACATGTGTGCGTATACAAACAACGAAACCATCACCGTTGACGCGGTTCTGACGAAGAAGGGCCGTGAACTCTTGGCTGCAC